GCAAGAGCTCGAGCTTGAGTGTGCAGTCTATTCTTATACTTAGGCAGTAATTCATAGAACATACCTCTGTTAAGGTCTTTGATAGTATCAGATGTTACTCTAATGCGAGTAATCATACCCTCAATCATATCCTCAATATCATTCATGCGGATGTCAAGAGTCTCTTCATCTATGACTTTGCCTTCACCCTCACACTGTCTGCACTCATGAGAGTAGTCGAATCTTGGATCATCATCTGCTCTGTCGTTATATACATGACTTCCTGAGCCTCCACATACCTTACAATCTGTTAAAAATTTTGCTTTCATAATAAAATGTGTTAATGTTTATGGATGTAAAGTTAATATCTTTTTTCATATCTGTAAATAATTAAGTAAAAATAATATTAACATTTAATTGTTAATAACAAAAAAGCCCTATTGCAGTAGGGCTCTTGTTTGATAAGACTCAGACTGTTGCACCGATCGGGGACACCCCAATCCTATGTGTTCTGAGTGTATTATTTCTTTTTAAACCGCTTTACAACAAACTTAGAGGCAAGTGTTGCAATAGCTTTAAGAAACTTATTTTCAGACTCCACAGTGACCTTAGTACCTGTCTCATCTTTTTTGATGTTGACATCTACCTTTTTGCCATCATAGTCAAGCTCATGATTCATACCATCCTTATGGTACTCTATCTCTGCTTTGTTTGTTTTGATGATAACATCTGTCTTATCACCTTCAATATTGACCTGTACTTTTTTAGGTCTGCCTACCTTCTTAGCCATAACTTAGAATTCATTTATTAATACTATAGATACTCTTGGCTGATCCTTAGCCATTTTTACCATTCTCTCATAGTCAGGGTTGTTATTAAGGACCAAGCACCCCTCTGACCATCCTCCTATCCTGGTTGCCACTTGTTTACTCCCTTTGTTATAGGTTGCTCCATGTATATTCATAAAGATAATATCATCCATCAAGCGAGTAGTGGGGTTAGTTCTGCCATCATTAGTATAGTCTCTTCTGTATGGAACTTTACCTACTTGCCTAAGAGCTTCCATCTTACCTCTATGCAATCCATAAGCATAGCAGTCATAGTTCCATCTGTCAGCTTCCATTACTGCAGTTCCTTTGTTGCCCTTGTTAGTAGTGCATGAGGTCACGAACTCAAACTCTGAGCCCTTCCATATATAGACTTTATCATCAAATACATCATTTGCATCCTCATTGGATCGTACAAACAAGAGCCACATATCAGATGGGATGCTCTTATAGGTTGGCAATGACTTGACTCTTGCAAGTAACTGCTCATCAGTGTAGTTCTTTACGTTACTCATTTTCTATATTTATAAATTAGAAACAAACTTACAATAAATAATAAAATAAATATAACAACTCCTGAGTTATCTACATGAGTTACCATTTGAGGCTCTCTGATGCAGTTAGCTCTGAGTAAGCTGTCAACATATAAATCATTTTCCATCCTGGACTGTCAACTGTGATAGTGTTGCTGCTACTGTTCCTGCTGTTGCCACATATCCTGCTGCAGTAACTACAGCTGCAGGTAGTGATACAGGTGCTGTGAGGATGACTCCTGCCACAGCTCCAAGTGTTATAGCTACTTTCTGCACTCTCTTCCAAAACTTTGGAGTTTGAGCTTTCCATCTTTGTGCTAATGTCATCTTAAATTTATTTCTATTAATTTCTTAACTGATTGAGTGAGCTCAGATATCTGTTCTGCAAGGTGTTTAATCTCTAACTGAGTCATTTTTTCAATAGCCTCATACTTGAAGCGAGCCTCATTATCAACAAGCTCTATCTTGCCCTTGAGCTTGCCTTGAGTCTCAATGATTTCTTTTTGTTCCTTCATGACACTTTTTAAATCAGAATGTAAACTCTTTAAAAAATAACCTATCCCTGAGATAAGTATTGTTATAACTGTAAATGCTACCTCATTAAATCCCATCACAAAATCAATATGCTGTTATTATATCCATTCTCTCTATATCCTCCACAAGGACAGTGCATATCACATACCTCTCCACAGTTGCAGGAGCAGTGATCTATCATAGGTCTTAGGTCAGTGTCCTTGTTAGCCTCTGATGTGAACTCAGGATATAAGTCCTTATTAGCTATCAAGTACCTGGTGAGTCGAGTCTCAAAGAAGGATGCCTTCTGAGCATAGTGCTCCATGCCAAAGGCTACCTCTGAACGTGTCACAGATGAAGAGAAATCACCGAACTGAGTCTGCAATCCTTTGTTCTTAAGTTGATATGTCAAACCGAACACAGCATCCTCTGCACTTCTCCATGCCACTACAGGCTGAATGTATGATACAAGTACTTCCTCATCATTAGTCAATGTCTGAGCATTGTACTTAGTGAGCAAGTAATTATAGAACACAGTGCCTAAAATAGGCATCACTCTGAGCTGTGCTTGAGTAGCTATATAAGGAGTGACATCTGTCACGTCCACATTAGCTGTGATAGGTGTATTAGTCTTTAAGTAGTTCTCTGTTATAAAGTAGTTCATGGTGCAGGTGTTGTAGGGTTGTCACTTGCAATCACATCTCCACCCTCAATAGGAGGCAAAGATGCAAGAGCTCTTATCTCATTAGGTGTCATCTTTTCAAGTACCTTAGTAGCTACCAATGGGCTCAATGAGTTCAAAGCATCAGATGTCTTAGAGGTATCTCCTTCAAGCTCGATGATGGTCTCATTAATGATTTGGAAGTTGTTAATTGAGAACGTTCCTGATATCTTAGATATAGCCATCAATTCATTCACTATCTCCTCTACTTGCTTTCTCAATGGCATAACTACATTTTTTTCAAACACAACATAAGCCTGCTTAATATCACTACCTGAGCCAAGTGCTCCCTGTGTTCGTATTCCCATTAGTATAGGATCTATAGTATGAGCAAAGCATATCTGCTCAGTGTTCAATGATGATGCCTCCTGGAAGAGCTTATCATTGCTATTAGTAGGCAAGCTCTCTATCTTAGGTAACTGATCCTGGTTGTTAGCAAAGAATGCAACAGCCTTCCCGGCATTAGCAGCTCCTTTCAGCCTATCAATGGTCTGCTTGATCATGTGCTTCTCCTCCTCTGACTGTGGTCTCTTAGGGAACATCATAGCAAAGGATGGGAATATAGAGTTTTGGATGTTACTCTTAGCGAAGTAGCTCAACTCTCCTGATAAAAAAGCAAAGTTCAAGGCAGATGTATACTGCGGCAATGGATACCACTCTTGACCTAATGTCATCATCTCATAGCAATAGAGTTGCTCAAGGTCTGAGTTAGTAGGATGATACTTCTTAATCTCTCTCACATCAATGCGAGCTGTCCAATCATCACATAAGTAATAAGTCTGCTTATCTCTTGCCACTCTAACTCTCTCAGGTGATACATTCTCTATCTTGTAGAGTTCACCCTTCTTGTTATAGCATAGCTTGAAGTACACTCTATGATGTACTATCAACTGCTGAGCTATAGCCTTGATGGTTTTGCCTAACTTGAGCTTCCTCTCAAAGGTATATGTCTTAAGTTTATCATCATTTGACAGCTTCTCACTGTTGATAGTATATCCTCCTCCTGTTGCTGAGTTGGTCTTAAAGTCAACTATAGCACCATGCAGAGGTGATGAGTAGTACATCTGATTCAATAGCTCAGGATATAGGTTATCCTGCCCGAATGGGATGTAACCTGCTATCTGATACCTACCATTGACATAAGGCAGTGATAGATTAGCACCTCCTACTTTCTGAAATGGAGTAGAGAATGATTGATATCCCTCCACCATCTCAGTGGCTTGGGACTTATTACTTGAAAAAATATTATACCATGCCATTAGTCATAGATTGAATTAACTGTTATACCTGCCACTACCATTCTGCCCTCCTCAATCATGTTCAATCCTGTTGGATCAACAGTCGGAATGAGGCTCTCATATACCTTATACTTATACTGACCTTTCACAAGCTCTACATCAGTGGGCTCATCAATAGTGAACAGATTATATCTTGATGGATAAGGTGATGTATCAGTACCTTGCCAATAGATAGGATTAGTTGATGTATCAAACTCATCCTCAAACTCAAACAAATAGTAAGGATTGGAGATGGTTGTCACCTCTGTAAGTGTCAACACAAACGTATTAACTGTATCCTTCTCAAGATATATCATACCTATATTGTATCTCAAAGGTGTAATTATTAAAAAAGCCCCACCGAAGTGGAGCTCTCTGCTGAAACTTAATCTATGGCAAGATTAGAGTAAACCTGGGATAATAGTAGCATCAACTTCGTATGCAAGGAAGTCATTTTCCGCAACAAGCGTAACGGAATATTTACTACCATCTGCACGCGTTGTGCCCGATCCTTCACCTGTTGCAGATAACTGCAAGTAAGGGAAGTACCAATATTTTCCATTAGCATCCTGCACAATACCTACTAAGTACTGTTGTCCTGCTCCTAATACCTTAATAGCTCTTGACTTCTCCTGGTCTCTTCTATGGAACATCAAATTGATAGTTGCAGTTACATAGCTTGAGCCATTGATAAGGTCAATATTGCTGTCCTCTGTATAAGAGGATACGTTTCTTCTGAACTCTAACTCAATGAAAGGATCTGCTGTAGGTATAAATGTGATACCATCAACAATCCAATTCGTTCCTGTCTCATCTGTTGAGATAGATTGGATATTATCTTGTTGATTCACATAGAACTTATAGATACCTCCTGAGTTATTGTCGCAGCTTTTTAAAATTGTTTCTAAAGATGCACAGCCCATTTGTTTAATTTTTTAAGTGTTAAAAATAGGGGGCTTTAACACCCCCGCTTATATATTGGATTAATCGAAGCAAACATTGTATAAAACAATCTCAGAAGGATTAACATAGTGGAATCCTACCTTCATGTTCGCACGAGTTCTCAAGTAAGGCTCAGCAACTGAGTCAGACAAGTTAACTGCTTTTAATGCTTTGTCATCACCTTCTGCATCGAATGCATAGATAAGGTTGTTTTTCAAAGTCAATAAGATAGTGTTGTCAGGCATACCCTCACAAACTACTACATTGATTCCTAAGAAAGTCAAAGCTAATGGAGTAGTAACATAAGTTAATGTGTTCCCTGATGCAGCTGCAAGCTCATAAGCATTAGCTACATTAGTTGATACATATAATCTTAAGTCTGCTTTCTTACGGATGATAGATGAAGGAGCAGCAGCAAGTACAGCTGTTAACTGATCCAATACATTTGTGCTGTCAATAACACCTGCATACAAACCTGCAGCTAATGCCTCATCAGAACAAAGTTTTTTCAAGTATCCATCACAAAGAGATAATAAAGAATCCTCAGAAAGGATATCTCCTTGCCATCTCAATAATTCGATATCTTGACCTATTTGCATAGCCATTTCATTCCAATAGTATGACATGAAAGATGCAACAGTGAAATCACCATTAGATCCTTTTGCCATTTGCAATGCTAAGAATGACTGCTCTAAGTCAAACTGACATAACTGAGCCATTGCAGATAAAGGACACACATCAATATCAACTGCATCCAAAGTATCTGCAGGAGCAGAGAAGTTACAGTTAGATGCTTGTAAAATGTTTCCGAATGTTACATTAGCAAGTTTAGTCTTAGACTTGATACCTGGCAATGCTCGGAAGTTAGAAGCGATATCCTCTTGAGAAAGATATGCTTTGGAGTAGAACTCCTCAGGGTTGGCACACAACAATGCGTTTGTTTCAACCTCTAAATCAAATTTTAAGTTACGGTTCATTTTTATTTGTTTTTTGAAAATTTTACGAATTCTTTAAAGAGCTCTCTTGAACTCATCTTTTGTTTTTTAGCCTCAATCTCAATTTCCTCTTCTTCTTTTGGAGCAAGGTACTCCTCAACTTGGTTCTTAAGGTCAGCTATGATAGCAAGGATTTGATTCACTTGCTCCTCAATCACAGGAGTAACTATAGCAAGTACAGCCTCTGCATCAGT